CCAGCAATAACTCCATTAGACGGACATGTATTATATTACGATACAATTAACACTCGTTGGGATAGCACTAAATTGTTTACCCCTGGCGCAAAACAAACAATCCAATCAACATTTGGTGCTATTCCTGCATTATCAGGGACGACAGATAATCCGTTGTCAATAGCGGCACCGTTAATTACAGATGGCACACAAGCTTGGACCGCAACGTTTACTCCATCAGCAACGAACAGTGAGATTAAAATTTCAGTATCATTTGCGTTTACAGTTTCAAACGCCGCACAGGGCGTTGTCGCAACATTATTTAGAGATACAACAGCGATTGGTGCTATGTCCGATTCCGCTGCTAACTCAAATGACTATCAGACCGTATCGTTTACAATAAAAGATCCAGGACCGTTTGTCGCTGACGTTCCAGTAACATATTCAATGAGATTTGGACGTACAGGCGGCAACGTTACTTGGTATCTAAATACGAACAATGCTGGCGAAACATTCGGCGGAACATTGGCAAATAACGCATATACAATCGAAGAGGTGGTAACACTATAATGGCTATAAATTATCTTGACCTAATTGGTGAATTTTATCCTGATACACAAGTGTATACAGCTGGGGATCCAACTGACTACGCTTCCATTGTTTGGATTGATCCAGTAGTAACACAAGCAGATCTTGATGTTACATATTTAACAAAAATTAAAACAGAAAAAATTATTTTGTTTAGTGAAACTGCAAGAGATGAAGTTGTTGATGGGTTCAACTCTTCCGCATTAGGATTTGTGCACTTGTACGATTCTGAACCAGAAGATCAATTAAACTTAATTGGTGCAACAGCAACAGAAGGTGATGTATATTTTTCTTGTTATCCATCAGCCCAGGGATATCAAGTGACCAATCTTGGTGGAGCGGTTGTCGGGACAGATGCAACTGGGTTAGCAAACAACACAACCACTTACAACTGTGAAGTGCAAATTGATGGTGCCAGCACGTACCTTAGCGTTGCAGGACAAGACGTACAAACGTATGATGCACTAATTGCTGAACTTAATTTGGATGCAGATTTTAGTGCAGTAGCAGTAGCAGCATTGGTTGATGGAAACATTAAAATTACAAGTAACGCATATGGTAGTACCTCAACAGTAAATATAGTTGACGTTAACTTATGTAGCTCATTCACACAATATGTTGGATATGATACGGCTGTTGTTGGGTTAGATCCATTAGAAAACGCAAAAGATTTTAAACTTCACACTCACGCAGAGCTTATACTGGTGCTTAATGATGGTAAAGATGTGAAATTAACTATTCTTCAAAAATTTGCTGTCAAGAAAGCACAGATATTAGCAGCAGCAAATGAAGCAGCAGTAATAGCGATTGTGTGGTAATAGATGTTAGAGTTAAAATGCAAAACATGTGAACGAATGTTTTCATCTATGATGTTATACGACATGCACATCAAGTCTCATGATGAATTGGCGTTTATTGAAGAATTTAAAAAGGTCGCACTAAAAGAAATTGAAAATGGTAGAGGAAACGGTTTGCAATTAGTAGTAGATAACTATATTATTCCAACTATCATCACTTTAAAGAATAAAAAAATACAAACAAAAGCTAAACGTGAGCTAACATCAAAGCTAAAAAAACACGAAAATACAAAAGCCACTTAAATAGGAATATAACAATGAGAGTTTCATTTAGACAAGGAATAGTTGGTTACTCACAGACTGGGAGCGTCCAAACGTTTTTGCAGCAATCTGGTTCATATGTAAGCATTACAACATCTAACGGTCCAGTTAGTGTTACCTTTGCTGATGGCGCAGCAGATTATTTGCATTACGAAAGCGTTGATGTGAACGATGCATGGGGTCCATTTGTTTCTGGTACAACATATTGGATGTATTGGAACATTAATCCGTTGACAGGTGAACGTACATTTGGTTCTACTGCTGTTCCACCAATTGTAATTTCTTCACGTCCTACCCCAGGGAGCGAACTCGAAGACCAACATTGGTTTGATCTTTCAAGAAACAAAATGCGCGTATTCACCAACGGTGGTTGGCGTGATGTTATTCGTGTATTCGCTGCGTCTTATGATAGTGTCAACTTCACTCCATTAGGTAACCAAGCACTTGCTCCATTTGCAGGAACACAAGTAGGCCTTGATAATTCTGTTCTTTCTGGTCGTATTATATTTGATGATACTGGAAAAGTTATTCGCAAAAAGAATCGTGAGTTGTTTACAACAGAAGACCAATTCTTTGCAGCAGGTTCACGCCTCAATACGGTTCGGTTGGAAGCATCAGTAACATACGCCCCAGCAATAGAAAACGTTCCTGTCTTTCACGTTGTAAAATATAATGAAGATGGTGAAGTTAGCTTGGCCAGCTATGAGGATACAAATGAAACTATTATAGCAATGGCCGCAGAAGATACTAGCATTGGTGACATTGGTACCGTTATACTAAGCGGTACCGTTGAAAATATTGCTTGGAGTTGGACAACAGTTGGCGATAAACTCTGGGTAGATACCGCAGGACAATTAACACTAATTGATCCTAACATTGCTGATAGCATTCAACATCCTATTCCTAATCCACACATCGCAAAAGTGTTATCCGCAACATCAATTATATTTGAACCAAGTGCAGGTGGTGGAGTTGGAGGCGGCAGCACGACTATTATTACAAATGCTAACCCTGCTACTCCAACCGTGTATGGAACAGTGAAAACAACAACAGCAGTTAATACTGTTGTTAGTGATGATGATACAAGGCTCACAGATGCTCGCACACCACTTGCCCATGCTCACGCAGCAAGCGATGTTTCCTTTAATGCATTTGGTGATATTTCTGGGGCCGATGTTCAAGCAGCAATACAAGAACTTGAAAGTGAGAAGTTGGGATTATCTGGTGGCACACTAACTGGAATATTAACACTTGCAACATCACCTATTGATCCCAATGAAGCAGCAACAAAAAACTATGTTGATGGATTAGTTAGTGGTCTACAATGGAAAGATCCTGTTCACTACGTGAATTTAATTGGTGATGATGTTACCGATCCTTCAACATTAACCCCTGACCGTTCAGATGTATACATTGTTCCAATTGGAGCGATTGGTGCTTGGGCAGGCAAGGATGGATTTGTTGTAGTTTGGGATGGTGCAGCATGGGTAGATGATATTCATGGCGGCGCTTTGCTTTCTGGACATGCAGCTGGCACTCGATTTATAATTGCTGGTGAAACATCTTCAACTCCATCTGGAACATTTGCAGGCAAACAAAATCAGATTGCTGTTCTTGACAATCCATCTACACCAACTTGGAGCTTTATAAGTCCATCTTCACAAGACGCTGTATTTGTTGACAATGAAGAGTCTTTACATGCCTATCACCAATATGTGTATAGTGCAGGAGATACTGCATGGATTGAATTTGGTGGTGGTAACGCATTAGAGCCTGGAACAAACTTAACTCTTATTGGTAATATTCTTAATGCAAAAGACTACACTGATGGTGGAACAATCGAAGCTGCTTCATTACAAGGATCTATTCCAAGTGATTTTGCATCAACATCTCACTCACATATTATTGATGCGTTGTCTGATGTCAACTTAACAAGCATTACAGATGGGCAAGTTATTGCTTGGGATGAAACTACATCAATGTGGATCAATGTTGATATTCCATATGATCTCGCAGCACAAATTTTAGGTGCACCCGCTGATGGTGATACCATTCTTCGCTTGAATGTTGTCCGCCAATTTGAATTAGGTACAACAGGAAGCATTGCAGAAGCTGATATTGCTGCAACAGCAGTAACAGTATTTGATATTCAAAAGAATGGATCAAGCATTGGCAACATAACGTTTGGAGCTGGATCTACAACTGGGGTAATAACTATTACTGCAACAACATTCTATGAAGGTGATGTATTTAAAGTTGTTGCACCAGCTATTGCTGATGCTACACTTGCTGATGTTGGGTTTACTTTTAAAGGACGTGAAACTTTGGCTGTACCTGTTGGTTATGTGTTTGCTGGGTTGGATTGGGAGAATGATTCAGGTGCAACATACCCAGGACAATTCACATTCGAATCAACTTTACTTCGTAATCCATTCGGTAGCAATGGTGGTGAAGCAAATATCCAGCCTGGTTTACTGGTAACACCAAATACTCCTGCAAGTCTACGAACAAAAATTATTATTGATGTTATCACACTAGGACAGATAGAAGGCGATATAAACAGCTACATGTCAACGCTACGAGTGTTCGATGCGGCTGGTCGACAAATTGCTAACTACGATGGAATTCAACCTGGAACAGGCTTACATGAGTACGTTTTGGATGCTCCATTCAATGATGGGTTCGATGAACCGGCTCGGGTATCAACGTTGTTGAATTTTGTATTCTATGAGTTCACTGTTTCGTTTGCATAACGTAACCTATATCTAAAAAGTTAGCCCCGAAAGGGGTTTTTCTTTGTTTAATTTTTGGTAACTTTTTACATTACAACCATAAATACAGTATCAGAGTTGACTTATATTACATTTTAATGTATGATGGTCCCCATCTGATGGGCGAAGAGCGTCCTGAGGTGCATGTAGCACTCTCTTGAAGAGAAAAAATCAAGAAGTGAAAAATAATAATAAGAAGAGAAAGGAGAATAATAATGACTACAAAAAGTCTAGCTGATCTACAAAACGCATTTAAAACACCTGACCGTGAATCCTCTGGTTCAGGACTACCAAACAACTACTACCCATTTTGGAATATGAAAGAAGGCGAAAGTGCCCTCATTCGTTTCCTTCCTGATGGCAATTCTGAAAACCCATTAGGTTTTTTGGTTGAAAAGGTAATGCACAATCTGGATATTAATGGTGAAAGAAAGTCAGTTCCATGTCTTTCTATGTATGGTGAGGACTGCCCAATTTGCGCACTTTCTTCTTCATACTACAAAGCCGAAGATAAAGTAAATGGTAAGAAGTACTGGAAGAAAAAACAGCATATTGCACAAGCATTGGTTGTTGAAGATCCAATGCCCGCCGACGAAACTACTGAGGAAAACCACGAAGGTAAAGTTCGTTATGTTGCTCTTGGTTACCAAGTATTTAATATCATTAAGGCTGCGTTCGAAGATGGTGAATTGGACGAAATTCCATACGCATATGAAGGTGGTACTAACTTTATCATCAAGAAAACCAAACAAGGTGAATACGCTTCGTACTCACTGTCTAAATTTGCTCGTAAGTCAACTGATCTCGATGAGGATGTTATCGCTAACTTCGACCTCGCTGATCTTTCTGATTTGCTTCCAAAGAACCCTGGCTTAGAAAAAGTTGAAGCAATGCTTGAAGCAGCCGTAACTGGTGCTGAGTATAATGCTGAAAGCACATCTACGTCACAACGACAAACATCAACTCCAACAGCAGAAACATCCAAAATTGAAGAATCAGTATCAAGTGCTGATGAAGAAATGGACGATGAAGCTGACGACATTCTTGCACAAATTCGTAAACGTCGCGCTGCAAAAGCTGAGTAATAAAGTATTGATGTGGGGAGTTAACCCTCCCCACTCTTACTATTTTAATAGGAGTTTATAACTATGTCTAAAAAAATGGGGTTTCTAAATGAATTTAACAAGAGTGTCGATAAGATTGACGGCGTGGGCCGTTCTTCTCAGCCACCTCGCTATTGGTATTCAACTGGTAACTATGTATTAAATAAAATCGTATCTGGTAGTTTTCTAAAAGGTATACCACAAGGAAGAATCACAACTCTTACTGGACCATCAAGTTCAGGTAAAAGTTTTGTTGCGTGTAACATTATGCGTGAAGCTCAAAAAGCGGGCGCATTCCTTCTTGTGATAGATTCAGAAAATGCATTGGATGATGGATTTGTTTCTGCAATAGGTGTTGATCCAGAGAAAGATTATAGTTACGTTGGTGTCACAACAATCGCTCAGGCTGCAAAGGTAATATCTCAGTTCCTAAAAGGATACAAAAGAGATTATGGAGATGATCCTGATGCACCAGAAGTGTTAATTGTGATTGATTCGCTTAGTATGTTAATGACTGAAACTGAAATGGACAACTACGATAAGGGTGTCCAGAAAGGCGATCAAGGTCAGCGTAACAAACAACTGAAAGCTATGCTTCGTACGTTTGTTCAAGACATCAAGAGTTTAAATGTAACAATAGTCAATACTGCTCAGGTCTATGCCAACCAAAACGTATTGAATGGTGAAGGGGTTTGGATCGTATCTGATGCTGTAAAATATTCTGCTTCTCAAATTGTCTTATTGACAAAATTGAAGTTGCGTGATACAGGATCAAGAGATATAAACGGTATTCGTATGAAGTGTGAAGGGTATAAGACACGTTTTGCGAAACCATTTCAAGTTGTAACAATTGAAGTACCATATGAGGATGGAATTGATCCATTCAACGGATTGTTGGAAGTGGCAGTCAATATGGGGTTGGTTGACAAGAGAGGTTCTCGTTATGCGTTAGCAGGCGATGACAAAACTTGGTACTCAAAAGACTTCAATCAGTATGCACCAGATGTTTTAGCCAAAGCAGAAACAATGCGTGACAAGTTTATCGATGTCTTAGTTGACGAAAAAGATGAAGATCGTGACGCTGGTAAGTCTGCCAAATCAAAACGAAAAGAAAAAGCAGGAGCAGAATAATGGGTTGGTGTAGTGGAACGGAGATATTTGATATCGTCGCAGGCGCACTCCTCACCGAAGATAAAGATGAGGTTAATGTTGAAGAGGCACTAACACAACTATACAATGTACTTCGTGATAAAGATTGGGACTGTGTTGGTGACAGCGCATACTACAATCATCCAGTAGTTAGGGAGATCATAAAGAAGATCGAACCTGATTGGGTCGAAGATGAGGAAGACTAATGGAACAACCTAACGCAAAAAACATCAACAGATTTCATTTGTGAAGTCTGGAATTAGAATTGCTGGGTATTGTTTACTGTTTGGAATTGGTGGTGGTTGGGCAATCTCAGCCGCCTCTGTTCTTGTTGTAAGTGAAATAATCGGAATTTACGAAGAACTCGTGTAAATTCAATAAAATACCCTGTTGATTTCTTGGTTGAATTATAGTATAATATACTAATAAACGAGGAATAATACAATGTATACGCATCAAATTAAATCACTGAGAAGTGCAGAAGAATTAATGCGCGATAATATGCTGGTTAAGCATTATGCAGGTTCAATTGCTTACGGAACCAATCTACCAACATCTGATACTGATTTCAGAGGTATATTCTGTGCAGATCCAATTAATATTCGAACGCCTTTCTTTACTATTAAAGAAGCCACCGATGTGAATGAGGAAGACACCAAACTTTACGAGCTAACAAAGTTCGTTCAGTTGTGTACGGAATGTAATCCAAATATCATTGAAACACTTTGGGTGGATGATGAACATATCACTATGCGCACACCTGCATATGAAATGCTGCGTGAGAATCGTTTGCTTATGCTTTCTTCCAAGATTGCATTCACAACAAGTGGTTACGCTATCGCTCAATTAAAACGAATCAAAGGCCACAACAAGTGGATCAACAACCCGCAAACTGTTGAGCCTCCTCGTCAAACTGATTTTGTATCTCTTGTGCAGTGGTTTGGTAACGACAAGAAATTCAAGATTAACCTTGAAAACTTCCGTACGGATTATAGACTTGTTCCTTATGGTGGCAATATCTTTGGTCTTATTCCGTGGGAAGGCTACCACACATACAGTTGGAAAGACTTCACTCTAAACACTTCCTTCGAAGATGATGAAAGTAGAGATCTGGATGCACCATTGGCAATTCTTAAATTCAATAAGAGTGAATATCTTACTGCAAAAGAGCGCCACAAGAATTACTGGTCTTGGAAAAAGAACCGCAATGAGACTCGTAGTGAACTTGAAGAGCAGTTTGGTTACGATACCAAACACGCTATGCATCTCGTACGTCTACTTCGTATGGGTGTTGAAGCACTGCGCGATGGTGAAATCATTGTTAAGCGTCCTGATGCAAAAGAGCTATTGGATATTCGTGCAGGTGCTTGGTCGTATGAAGAAGTTGTTGAGTACGCAGAACAAATGGATACGGAAGTGCGTGAGGTATGGTACAAGAAAACTGACCTACCTAAGAAACCAAACTTGAAAAAGATTGCAAGCATGCTTATGGACGTGCAAGATATGGTATGGGAGAATAAATGAGTATAGAAAAAGTTGTTAGTCTATTTACCGCTCGTGAAAAACAATACCAGAATGTGACTAATGCCATTCTTGATAGTGTGCCAAATTTTATTGAAGGTGCAATAATCTCAATGGATCTTGATACGAATGAAATTGTTGACTGGAAAGAGGCAACAATTGCTGAGTCAGGGATAATGTCTATCGTTGGACTAGTTAGTTATAAAATTGGTGAAACACTTATTAGTGAGATGGGAGAAGCAACAACTATCACCGAAGAAAATTATAATAATTTTGTTCGCATAATACGAGTAGGTATCCCCATTGAGTTGGCTGTGGATGGTACTGCGGAAGAGATAGTAGAGTTTCTTGATGAGGCGAATGCCTTTCGTCAACATGCTGATGATGACGAAATTCAATCTTTTGCTGAGGCGATAGATGGAATAATCGAAGGTGATGTGCAAGAGGTTGAAGGAACGGAAACATTGGAACTCTCAAACGAATTTAATACGAATGACCTCACCGATGAACAAATATCTAGTATGCTCGACAATGAATATGCAAGCAAAGGAAAAATACATTGAGTTTGATACCTGATCTTGGTAAAGATAAGAAAAATCTTCCAAATATTTTAGATTCATATGAAACCACACTAGATGAGGTGGAAGGGAATCTTGCGATCGAAGGAAAGTTGCTCGAACATTCAAACAGAGAGCAGGCTGCGTGGCAAGCATATTACGATCAGCGACGAATTGAATTACATACATTAGTAAAGTACCTTGAAGGGGATATTAAACGCATTCGTGGTAAGTTATTTAGATCATTCATCGAAACTCATTCTCGTGATTTATCTGATAGAGCAATAGACAAATACATTGACAGTGAAAAAACATTCCTTGATGCGAATGAA